CCGTTGGACCCCTACCCTTATGTCGGATCGCTCCCAGGCGATTTCGTCGTTCGCGGCAAACCCGCCGCACTCGCCGCCCTTGAGGTGGCACTCAAGCAAGGAAACAAGCCATGACACAAGTCAAGAGTACTGCCCCACTTTACATCTTCATGTCTAGAAAAACAGACTTTTCGCTCGAAGGCTACCCGAAAGTGTGGCGTCCTGAGGGCTGGCCAATCAAGATCGCAGAGGACGCAGACACCATCTTCCTCGAAGAACGCAAAGTCGAAGTCGACGTGGCCAACTTCGACCCCGTGCCGAAGCAGGTTGCCGCCCTCGAAGCTGCGAAGGCCAAGGCTTACCTAGAGTGCGAAAAGCTTGTCGCCTCGATCAACCAGCAGCTCTCCCAACTCCTCGCCATCGAGAACAACCCAACCCAGGAGGTTTAACCGTGTCCCCAGAACTGCAATCCAAAATCTCTTCGTGGCGAGCCCGCGCTCTCGCAGGCACGATGACCGCCGAAGACATGGCCGAGGCCATTCGCGCTCTCCGCGCTGATCGTGTCGGCGCTAGCATCGCCAGCGACAAGTCCAAGCGCGCCAAGGCCAAGGCCGAAATCCCAGACGCGAATGATCTGTTGAGCGAAATGGGGCTTGACTAGCCGGCGCACGCCAGCGGTCGGAGATCTCTTCCGCACTTCCATCACTTTAACCCAGTCAAGAAAGCTAAGGACTTACATGAAAAAGCTCTTCTACGCGGCGCTTGTAGCTTCGTTAGCTGCCTGCGGCACTGATGCCGACATCGCCTCCCGCAACCTGTCAAAGGCTGCTGATCAGTTTGAGGTCACTCGACGCGTTGTGTTCTACAACGGCATCACAGGCGACTATATGTTGACCATTGAGGGTCTGTGCTCGCTTGGCAACTACGACAAGGCCCGCGAAGTGACAGTAACTTGCAAGACCGGCGCGGCCCTTTACAAGAAGCACTTCCTTGGCCTGTCCGACAATGTAACTTTCTTTGTCGAGCAGACCGAACCGATGCCTGTTGGTGCGTATCACTATCGCGTGATCTTCAAGCCGCAAGCAATCTTGCCGAACATCGACTTCAAAGGCAGTCTGACCGGCAATTAAGCCTCGCCTCACCCTCAACTCAACCCAGCCAAGAAAGCAAGCTATGCCCTCAAAACCACCTTTCCCCGCCGTCATCGACTCCACTCTCATGAGCCACTTCCGCGCTTGCCCGCGCTCCGCCCTTCTCGAGTCGTTCGAGCACTGGAAGCCCAAGACACACTCCGTCCACCTGCACGCCGGCGCAGCCTACGCCCGAGGCCTTGAAGTCACCCGGCTCGCGTACTACGCCGAAGGCCTCTCCGAAACCGACGCCATCGCTAAGGGCCTCGGCGCCCTGATGGAAGCCTACGGGGACTTTGAGTGCCCTGCCGACTCGGCCAAGTCCATCCACCGCATGTGCGGAGCGTTCGAGTTCCACTTCTCGAACTACCCGCTCGCCCACGATTCGGCCAAGCCTGCCACTCTTCCCGGCGGTCGCCTCGGCGTTGAGTTTTCCTTCGCCGAGCCTATCGACCTCACGCACCCCGAGACGGGAGACCCCTTGCTCTATTGCGGCCGCTTCGACATGATCGTCGACTACGCCGGTGCGCAGATGGGCTTCGACGACAAGACCTCATCCCAGCTCGGGCCGTCCTGGTCGAAGCAGTGGGACCTGCGCTCTCAATTCACCGCGTATACCTGGGGCGCTCGTCAAGCGGGCATCACCCTTGACGGGTTCCTCGTCCGTGGCGTCTCAATCCTCAAGACCAAGTACGACACGCAGCAAGCCATAACCTACCGCCCGGCGTGGCAGGTCGATCGCTGGTACGAGCAGATGCTCCGTGACGTTCAGCGCATGATCCAGTGCTGGGAGTCGGGCTACTGGGACTACAACCTGGACGAGTCGTGCAACGCCTACGGCGGTTGCAGCTTCCGCAAGATCTGCCTGTCCGAACCCGAGCGGGCGATCAACTGGTTGCAACAGGACTTCGAGCGTCGGTCCTGGGACCCTGTGCGGCGGATCGAGACGAGGCTCGACACGGGTGAAATCACGCGGAGCTGAGCATGGCCGCTCAGCACTTCTTCCTCGGCCAGGCCTATCTCGGCCATCGAATGATCCCAGATCTTCGCGTCGTCCCTGGCCTTGAAGTCCGCCGCCACTACTCCCAAGTCTACTTCTGTATGCGGTGTGGCGAGATCTGGGGCCGCATGATCCACGACAAGGCTGAGCTCACCCAAAACTTCAATCGACCGTGCATTGAGCACGGAGGCGGCAATTTCTCGACGCCATTCCCTTGGCCAGAAACCTGCCTTGACTTTGCTGATGACTGGCCAGCTGCCGCCATCGCCCATGAGTTCAAAGTCGAGCTGCGGCTCGCAGAACGCGCCCTCAACCAACTGGAGTCTTCATGAAACGCCTTTCCCTTCTTCTCCCCCTCATCCTCGCAGCGGGCTGCGCCAACGTCGTCCCGGCTGACCCCGCCAAGATGACTCCTGACCAGCTCCGCGAGTGGTCCAAGGACCGCAACGCGAACGTCTCGTGTGGCGTCGTCAACTCCCCCTACGGCCGCGGTGTGATGACCTACGTCACCCTCGACCGCAGCGTCGTCATTAACGGGTCAGTGACCGTAGACAACGAATGCAAGGTCACGATCCTCTCTTCCAAGGAGACTCCAAATGCCCAGAAATAAGTACCACGACTCCTGCGTCGTCGAGTTCCACGAGGCCTTCGGTGCGCCCGTTGTCTGGGCGCCAGCAGTTCCTTCCGCCGAGCGTCGTCGCCTGCGCTGCGCCCTCCTCCTCGAAGAGGTCATTGAGTTCTGTCAAGCGTCTGGATTCGCCCTGACCTGTACGCCGGAACTTGTCGCCGCTGAGCCGATCGACATGATCGAAGCGGCCGACGCCTTGGCCGACATCCGCTACGTCACCGACGGCGCCGCTCTCGAGTGGGGCATTCCCCTCGAGAAGTGCCTGCGCGAAGTTCACCGCTCGAACATGAGCAAGCTGGGCGAAGACGGCAAGCCCATTTTCCGGGAAGATGGCAAGATCCTCAAGGGTCCGCACTTCACGCCGCCGGACCTCGCTTCTATTCTCGAACTGTACAAGGGGGTGCAAAATGGCTGACACAAAGAAGTATCGTTTCCTTCGCGTACTTGAGTACATCGGCAGCGCCGAACGACTGGCGGAAGCCAAAGAGTGTCGTGCCGTAAAAGGTACGCAGCACTTCGACAAAGACTTGACAATCTACGAAGGCATTCTCGGGGACGCTGCTTCACCTGTCACCGGTCAAATGCGCCTTAAGCTTCTGCAAATGATCGTCAAAGCTGCGGACGAGATGCCACTTTCCCCGGGTCAGTACACGCCTGACTACCGGGAAGGCTACGAGGCTGCGTGCCAGGAACTCTTGGCGATGATTGAATTCACCCCAAGCGAGGAACAACACAATGGCTGACGCCCCCACCTCAACTACTCTCGCCGGCCCCAAGATCCTCCTCGAAGGTTCGTCCGGCTCTGGCAAGACCCACTCCATCGGCACCCTCGTCGATTGGGCAGCTCGCCAGTCACCTCCCCGTGAGGTATTCGTCCTGTTCACCGAGAACGGGCTGGAAACCCTCCTCGGCTTCTGGCGCGATCGCAAGCTCGAGGTGCCGAAGAACCTTCACTGGCACGTCGTCCGCACTCCTGCCCTTTCCCTGGCGTCTTTGATGGACAGCGCCAAGAAGGTCGGCGACCTCACCTACGAGGCCCTGACCAAGTCCGTCGACTACGACCGCGGCAAGAACAACCCTTGGGAGAAGGTCCTCCGCGTCCTCACCGACTTCCCAGACGACCGCACGGGCACCAAGTTCGGCAACATCGGCGACTGGGACGCCTCTCGCATCCTCGTCAACGACTCGCTAAGCGAGACCGCCAACGCCTGTCTGCGCATGGTCATCGGAAGCAAGCCGACGATCTCTCAACCCGACTACGGCGTCGCACAGAACAACTTGCTGGGCTGGCTTCGCTACATGACGC